CCCATTTTTTACCTGCCTTTTCTTTAACGATTCGACTTTTTCGAATCTACTGAAATTAAATCTAGTTGAAGTTTCAAATCTTGTCAAGCACCAAAAGAACACGAGCCGAACATTAGCTTTTTTTTATTGTTTTGTTTCCCTTACGCATAGGGCATAAATATCTTAAAGTCGTTTCAACGCATAGGAACTAATTTTAAATCAATGTGGGACGCATAGGGGCATATATACGCATACGAGGGCAAATCTAGATGTAAAGTTTAGATTTAGATTTCCCTATATACGAGTACGCATTATGCCTACGCATGTGTATGCGAGGGGGGATTTAACCTAGCTACCCCCTATATATAGTACGTAAGTAGAGAAAAATTATGTGGTAACTTGTCTAATTAGGTACTGTGGTGTAGCAGGTATATTACACGACAAGGAAGGTATAGTTGAGAACTACACCACCGTACACTATGTCCTACTTTAACAGTAAAGGGGACTAAACACAAGCGTTTAAAATTTTCTTTTAAATGTGTAGTGTTTGTCGTTTTGTGCGTGAGCGGACATATGCGTGCAATTTTTTTAAAAATTTAATAACCTTATTCCTTGGGTACTAGCCTTGTGGTAATCCCAGTCCTTATCCTTGATAAGTAGCTAGCTTTTAGCCGTCCGATAGCTCCTTTACCTGTAAATACCTTATTAAAAAATATTTGTAACTTTACTATAACAGTATGATATCTATATGCAAGAACTAGGTAGACAACTTGTTAGGAAGTGGTATGAGACTATAGTTGACACAGATGGCAACATCGTGTATGTCGTGCGTCCTGCTGGTAAAGAAGAAAAAGAAAAGGGTGCTGATTTTTTTATAGTATCTAATGAATTAGAATCTAAGTTTCTTAAAGTAAAAACAGATAAAGAAATAATAAAAACAAACCTAGTTTCTTTAGAACTATACAAAGAAAACGACCAACTAGAAATAGGCGAAGCCATGCAAACATTCCCAGATTACTTTTTCTACTGGATTTACCCAACCGCCGAGCTTCTTTACTGGAATCCTTCAGAGCTAAATCCCTACCTAATAAAACAGGTAATAGAAATAAAAAAATTTTTTTCACACACAATAAAGCTAGAGAAGAGCGAGTTGCTCGCAACAGGGCTGGTACGTACGCATACGATATCGGAAAATTTATTACAAGAAATCCTAAATAAAAAATATTAATATAAGCAAATGGGTAAGTTAATTGCAATTTGCAAAAGTTGCAGCAAACCACTTGAGATAACCAAGAAGCACAAGAAATGTGTTAATCTTGGTTGCATAAGATATAATGTAATTATTATAAGGAGATAACATGTACGGTAAAATGTATGGTAAGCCTAAGAAGAAAAAGGGCAAAAAAAAGAAAAAAAGAATGTAATGGCACACGAGACGCGTAAGAAGAATCTATTAAAGAAGCATGGACTATCAGGTGTTAACAAACCAAAACGCACACCAAAACATCCTAAAAAGTCGCATGTTGTTTTAGCTCAAGAAGGACATACTTTAAAGCTAATTAGGTTTGGACAACAAGGTGTCTCAGGTGCAGGCAAAAGTCCTAAGTCAGCTAAAGATAAAGCTAGAAGAAAATCTTTTAAGGCACGTCATGCTAAGAATATTAAAAAAGGAAAGATGTCTGCTGCCTATTGGGCAAACAAGACAAAATGGTAGAGGAGATATATTATGGCAAAAAAGAAACCAGCAAGAAAACCAATAAACGCAAAGACAAAAGCAACTTTGCAAAAGAAAGCTGCAAACTCTAAATATACTTATGGACAGCTTGCACAAGTATACAGAAGAGGACAAGGAGCATATTTATCATCAGGTAGTAAGTCAGCTTCCATGGCTGCTTGGGCTATGGGGAGAGTTAATAGTTTTATTAGGGGTGGTCATTCTCAAGATAATGACATAAAGAAAAAAGGTAAATCTAGTGCCAAAAAGAAAAAATAAATACGAAAAAGGTGTTCCTGCAAAATACCTTAAGAATAAAAAAAATCCTAAATCTAAAGTTGCTGCTGAAATAAAAAGAACAGCTAAAGCATATAAAGAAGGTAGATACATAGATTTGAAAGCTGTACAGAAATCAAGAGCAACAAGAAAGAAAAAAAGATAATGGAGGAAACAGAAATTGAATATTCAGGTAATCCTAATTGGGCAGGTGATGATTGATGGCTAAAACTGTAAGTTGGATGTGGAAGGGTAAAAGGTATTATGGTACGCTCATTAGAGAAACTAAAACACATAAGTTTGCTAGAACAAAAAACGGAAAGATAAAGAAAATTAAAAAATGAAAGTTAAAGGCGTAGATATATCAAAACTTACTAAGTCTCAACAAAAGGCTATGAAAAAACATTCCAAACATCATACAAAAAAACATATGCAATTTATGTATAACAGTATGAGAAGAGGAGCTAGTTTTAGCAAAGCACATGTAAATGCACAAAAGAAAGTAGGTAAATAATGCCAAAAAGTAATGGTAAATATTCTGACGCACAGAAAAAAATTGCACGAGTTGCTCCACCATTTGACAAAATAACTGGTGCTGATTTTAAAAAATTAAGACAAAGCGGTAAACGAAAAAAGAAAAGCTAATGGCTAATTTATTTAGTGAGCCTAAAGCACTTAAGAAATGGGCGATTGCATTAGCTAACGCTTGTGGTGGACAAGAAGTACAGCAATCAAGTATTAAATTAAATCAACATAATGTTGCAAAAGTAGATAAATTGTTAGAACAATTTGTTATAGATTACAACTTCAATATGCAAACTATGAATGAAGTAAGAGCAAAACAAGAAGAAGAATGAAAAAATCATATTGGATAAGATTTAAAAATAGTGATTTTAAAAAAGATAAAGAATTAGTTTACAAGATGTTAACTGATTTAAGAATAAAAGAAATGGATATTAATGCCTAATTTAGTTTGTGTATCTCCAGAATGCGACAATGCATTACCTAAAGGTAAAAGAAAGTATTGTTCTGATACTTGTAAATGGAGAGAACAAAAAAGAGTACATAGAAATGCAAAACAAAATAGAGAATACAAACCAGAAGTAAAAAAAGTAAATAAATCTAAAGTAGCTACAACAAGACGAGGTGCTTTGTATGACAAGTTTGTAGAAGAAGGTTATGCATTAGATTTAATGAACGGAACAATGAAGCGTAATGCAATAGCAGAATTACTAGGTTGTACTCCAGCACATATTTCTAGATTACTTGGTGCATATCAAGAAGATATAGAACAAGCAGCACAAACAAAAAATTGGAAAAAATCAGAAGCTACATTACAAGCAGAAAAAGATTTCCAAGATTTTAGAGATATGTATTTTCAAACAGAAAAAGGTGAGTTGTTTGAAACAGCAGACTTCCATAAAGTATGGATAGACTCAATTATAAAAGCTATAGAAACAGGTGGACAACAAATGATTTTATCTCCACCTAGACATGGCAAAACAGAATTACTTATACATTTTGTAGTTTGGCTTATATGTACTAATCCTAATATTAGAATTATGTGGGTTGGTGGTAATGAGGACATTGCAAAAAACTCTGTGTCATCAATTATGGATACATTAGATAACAATGACAAATTAAAAGAAGCATACTGTGGACCAGGTGGTAGTTTTAAACCAGCAAACAGAACTGGTAAATCTTGGTCACAAAATCAATTTTCTGTAGCAACAAGAACTATACCTGGTATTAAATCACCTACAATGATTGGTATAGGTAGAGGTGGTAAGATTCTATCAAGAGACTGTGACATAATTATTGCAGATGACATTGAGGACCACAGTTCTACAATGCAACCTAAGTCAAGAGAAAACACAAAACAATGGTGGACAACAACATTAGGTTCTAGAAAAGAAGAACATACAGCTATGGTCATTATTGGTTCAAGACAACATCCAGAAGATTTGTATTCATCACTTTTAAACAATACAGCTTGGGAAACAATAGTAGAAGAAGCACATGATAGCATGTGTGCAATACCAGAGTTTGATGAAGACAAACATACAGATTGTATGTTATGGAGTAGTTTTAGAACTTTTAAATGGTTGATGAACAGAAAGAACGATGCATTGACTACAGGCGGACTTAAAAATTTTGAAATGGTCTATTTAAATAAAGCAATAGCAGAAGGTCTTAATATATTTAATCCTGAGATAATAGAAGAATGTTATGACCCATCAATACCTCTTGGTTATATACCACAACATAGTTATCTAGTTGCAGGTTTAGACCCTGCTGCTACAGGATATCAAGCAGGTTTTTTATGGGCTGTAGAAACAGAAAGCGGTAAACCTAAGCTAACAATGGTTGATTTAGAAAATCATCAAGGTGGAGGTCTAGATGAGGCATTAGAGCTTATGAAGAAATGGTATGATAAATATAATTGTTATCATTGGGTTATAGAAGAGAATGGTTTTCAAAAAGCTATTAGACAAGATGAAAGAATTAAAAAGTTTGCAGCAACACAAGGTATAAAACTAGAAGGACACGAAACACATAAAAACAAATGGGACGAAAAATTTGGTGTTACATCATTAGCTCCTATGTTTCAAGAAGGTGTAATAACATTACCTTTTGGTGATGATGAAGGAATATCTAAATCTATACTATACACAAAGCAACTGACATATTTTGCGTCTAAAGGTCAAGGTAAAAGAGGTATGGCATCAGATGTTGTAATGGCATCATGGTTTCCTATGAAAACTGTTAGGACATTAACTAGACTCACATATGCTGATTTGTCCTATGATTACGCACCAAGCTATGATAATTATGATACTATGGATTGGAACGAGTTACCTTGGAGTTAAATAAGTGACACCAGAACAAATATTGGACAGAGCTGTATATCTTAGACATATGCACAGAGATGCATTACCTGATAGACATAGATTTAAAAGCATACTAAATGGTGGAGAAAAAGGCATAGCAGAACTTTTAGGTACAACAAAAGTAGATAGTGGTAACTTACCAGCACCTAATCTAATGTTATCTGCATTAGATAGATTAGCTCAAAAAATAGGTAAGACACCAACTACAGAAGTACAAATAACAAATGCTAGAGATAGTGGTCGTAATAAAGTTAAAAAAGAAAAACTTGAAAGAATAATTACATCTTACGACAATATGCAAAAACTAGAATTACAACTACCACAAGTAGCTAGATGGTTACCTGGTTATGGTTTTGCAGTATGGGTTATAACAACTAAGAAAGACACAAACGGAAATATATATCCTTGTGCAGAGTTAAGAAATCCTTATGACTGTTACCCTGGTTATTTTGGTAATATGCAAGAACCACAAGAACTTGTTATTGTTTCTAACATACCTCTAAAAGAATTAATTAAAATGTATCCTGAACTTAAATCATGGTACAACACACAAGACGAAGATAGAGAAAATAACCCAGCAGGCATATATGGACTTAATGATAACGATGGTAGTTGGGCTAACTCTGGTGAAGATGGCGATGTAATTATTGAATACATGAATCCTGAAGGTACTTATGTTGTACATCCAGCTTCTAAAAAGATTGTTGATTTTGTACCTAATCCTCTTAAATCAGGACCAGCATTTGTTGTTGCTAAAAGATTTAGTTTTGATAAATTACAAGGACAGTTTGACCAAGTTATAGGTTTAATGGCAGCTATGGCAAAAATAAACATTTTATCTGTTATAGCTATGGAAGATGCAGTTTTTACAGAAACAAACATTATTGGCGAAATAGAGTCAGGTAAGTATAGAAAAGGTAGACATTCTATAAATTACTTAGCTCCTGGTTCTCAAGTAGTAAAACCAATAACTAATTTGCCATATCAGTTGTTTGAATCTGTAGGAAGACTCGAAAGACAATTAAGAGTAGTAGCAGGTTATCCAGTTCAAGATGATGCAATATCTCCTAATTCTTTTGTAACAGGTAGAGGTCTAGAAGAACTAGAGTCTGGCGTAGGTCAGATGGTATCTGAATACCACACTATTTTAGAATATGCGTTACAAGAAGTAGATGCAAAGCGTCTTGAGCTAGATGAAATTTTGTTAGGTAACAAACGTAAACCTATGACAGGAACATACAAAGGAGCATCCTTTGCAGAGTTTTATACTCCAGATAGAGATATTGATAGTAACTATATGACTAAAAGAAAATATGGTGCTATGGCTTCTTTTGATGCACCTAATAAAATAATTACTGGTTTGCAATTATTACAAGCAGGAATTATAGACAAAGAGACAATGCAACAAGAAATGGATGGATTAGATAATATAGTTCAAATTAATGAAAGAATAACAAAACAAAAAACAGAAGAAATATTATTTCAGATGTTATTGCAACAATCACAACAAGGTGATACAAAAGCAATGATGGCTGTTGTAGAAATATATAATAATCCAAAAGCTATTGGTAGTACATTAGAAAAATTCTTTTCAGCAGTAGGTGAAGAACCATCTCCTGAAGAGCAAGCAATGTTGCAACAAGCACAACAAACACAAGCAGTACAACAAGGTGGTCCACCAAATCTACAAGCATTACTTGGTGGTGGATAATGGAAGGTGCAGAGTTTGAATTTGCTGAAATAGTAGCAAGGAACTTTCCAGAATACATACCTCCAATGGCAGAATATACAGTAGAAGAACGAATTGTTAATAGTATTACAATCGCTTACATACCAGGAGTTGGTAGATTAGATATGTTAATAATTCCTGATGAAGAAGGATTTTATGGGTAGAGGAGTTAAAGGTAAATATAAAGCTGAAAACTTTAAAGGTGAAGCTACAGAGTTAGCAGAATTAGAAAATGCAGCAATAATGGCTGGTGAAGATAATGCTGTTGTAGAAACAGAAGTTGCACCACAACCAATAGCACCAAATCCAGGTGCTATACAAGACGCAACAAGGTTTACAGATAGACCATTTGAATCGCAAGATACTTTATATCAAGAGCCTACATTAACAGGTATGGACCCTGATATGATATTGCAAGCTATGTATAGAGTCTTACCGAGTAAAGAAATAGCAGCTTTATTAAGATATAAATAGGAGGTCTAATGGCAGAAATTAGATGGTGGTGGCAACCTCCGTACACAGAAAATTTAGAAGAACAGGCACAGAAAGAAAGATTTGTACAAGCAAAACAAATAACAGATGCTTTAGAAGCAAATCCTGATATTGCAAATAATTTAAAGAATTTAATTACAGATAATTTTTATTTACCTAAAGATGTATTACTTGGTGCATCACTAATTGGTTTAACTGCTGAGTCTCCAGAGTTAGCACCATTAGTAACAAAATGGTTAGATGTTGAAAAGACTTGGTGGGATAGAACAAAAAATGCAGGTAAAGGTGCTATTAGAACTGCATTTGTCGCATTTGATTCTTTTCAAGATGAACTAATTAAAAAACCTATGTTAGCTACACAAAAGTATTTAAATGATAGAAAACATAGTGACGGTCAAGGATTTGTAACTGCAGCTTCATCTTTATTGTTTGACAAGAAAGCACAAAAAGAATGGCAGAAAACAAGACAAATACTAGGTCCTTCTGTAGGTAGAGAAGCTATAAAGAAATCTTTAGCTGGAGAAAAGGTTAATTTAGGAGAAGGTTTTTTTGGCAATTCTACTATGGCAGAAAATACCGATATATATAAAGAAATGGTTGGTAGAGGTGCTGACCCAGAAGAAGTAAAGAAAATAGTACAAGCATATTATGGTGAAGACATTACTAATTCAGAACAAGCAAGAGATGAATCTTTAACAATTAAATCTAAACACGGAACTGTAAAACTTACACCTGCAGCACCAATGTTTGCTAATGTATTAGAACCTGGTTCAAGGTCATACAATGTAGCTACAGGTATTGTAGATGGTGCTTTTACATTACTTGCTGACCCATCAATATTAGTTGGTGGTTATTTATCTAAAGCTGGAAAAGTAACTAGGTCATTATCACAAGGAGATGCATTAAAAGGTGCAGGTGTTATAGATAAAGCTGTAAGAAAAACAGTACATGTACCTTCTGCTATTGAGTATGTAACAAGAACTGCTGGTGGTAGAAAAATTGTAAATCAATTAACTAAAGCTGATGATTACGGAACAATTAAAAGATTACTTGGTAAAAGAGGTAGTAGTGGTGCTGATGCTGTTTTACATAAAAATATTAAAAATGCTAAAACAACAAGAGAAGTAGAAGACTTATTAGTAGGAGCAATAGAAGCAGGAGAAATAACTAAAAAGTTAAATCCTACATCTTTGTTATTTAGAGGTCAGGTGTCATCTAAATTAGGTCGTATGGTTGGTGGAGAACTAGGAGAAGCCGTAGGTTTGTCTGGTGCTATAAGACACAATTTAAATAATACTGCTCTAGGTAGATTGTTTGAAACATTTCCTGCACCAAAGTTGTATGTAAATGATTTCAATCAATCTTTTTTTGATTTACAAGATTGGATGAGATATGCAAGGATTGATGATGATATTGCTGAACCAGCATTAGATAAACTTGCAGATTTAGCACTTACACAAAAAGGTGCAGACACAATTACAAAAGCACAATCTGTTAGAAACATGAATGATATTTTAGATATTTGGAATGATGTACAAAAACATATAGGTCAAAAATTTGAAAATATAAATTTACCTAAAGAACTAGTACAAGGTATTAGAAAATGGATGGCAAGTATTGATGAAACAAGAATGTATTTTACTAATCAACTTGGAGAACTTGAATACTTTCCTGGAAGTAAAATAGAAGATTTACCATTTGATACATACTTCTCAGAACAATTAACAGATGATGAAGCAGTAAATATTGTATCAAGAGTATTAGCTAAATATAAAAAATCAAACAAAGTTGATACAGATGAGTTAGATTTTATTTTGCAAGATATTAAAGATATCGCTAGTAACACTACAACTCCAGAAGATAAAGCATTAGTTGAATTAATTACTGGTGGATATTATGACGGAGTAGAACAAGCTGCTTTAGATATAGCAGAGGATATAGGTATACAAACTAGTGGTCGTGTTCCTTATGGTTATAGAGGAAAAACTGGTACTGATGTATCACAAAGAATGAAAGAACTAGGTTTGTCAGATATGTCAGATGCAGATAAAGCTGCTGAATTAAAAAACTTATCTGTTGCTAGACAAGAAGCATTAGAAAGAACAGGTATTGAAGTATCTAAATTACCTAGAAAAGTAAGACAAAAAGTACAAAGAAATGTACAAGAACTTAATGGTTTAGAATCTAAGACAAGGAATATAACAGAAAAAATACAAACTCTTAGAGTACAAATAGATGAAGTAAGTAAGCAGTTTAAAACTAATTCTGAAAATATTACTGCATATAAAAAAGAGTTTCCAGAAGCAACAACTGCAGATGCTAGAGCAGCAATTAAACAACAATTAGATGAAGCACTACAACCATACAAAGATGATTTAAGTAAATCAATTAATGATAGAACAAAAATTGATGGACGTATAAATGAACTTACAAATAATATAAGTGATGTTGTACCAGAATTTAAAGGTTTGTCAGATGTAGAAATGAAAAAGATTTATGACCAAAAATTTTGGGACCAAGATTTTGCAACAATGAAACTTGACAAACAAGATATAAGCAGAGTTTCTAGATATAACTTAGATAATGCAGATATGACTATTGTATTTTTAGGTGCTAACAAAGGTGGACAAGGTATGAAACAAGTTGCTAACTTCTTAGAAAAAGGTACTCATGTTATTGAAAAAGGTATAAAAGCATTGAAGCCAGGTGTATATCAAGGTCATAAACCATATGCTGTAGTTGACTTATCTAAAGGTTTGACAAAAGAACAAGCTAGAGAAATACAAAGATTTACAGAATTTAATAATGTAAGAACATTAAATATATCTGGTCCAAGTGATTTTACAAAAGCAGAAGAAGGATTACTTAAAACTGCTATGGAAGATATTTTATTTAAACAAGAAGTATTTACACCAAATATAACACTAGGTAATGTAAAACGTGCAATAGATAATGCAATAGAAAATATAAAACCTGGTGATGAAACACTTTATACAGCAGAAGAATTAAGGACAGTTGTAGAAGATATATCAGATGAAATTGCAAATAACAAAGATTTAGCAAAAAGAGTACAAGTAAATAAAGTACCAAAAGCTACTGCACATCTTATATCTGAATATTTTGACCAAGGTTTTATAGCTATGCCAGATGCAAGAATGTTTTTAAGAGTATTTAGACCCATGAGAGATTTAATGTTAAAACTATCTGGTAGAGCAAGAAATATATCTGCAGAAGATTATGAAAGATTATTAGCTAAACCAGTTGCTGAATTAGCTGAACTTGCATTAAAAGAAGATAAAACTGCTATGGAAACAATTAAGTTAGCTGTTAAAAAAGCAAGATTAAATGTAAAGAAAACTGCAGATGATACAGAAGTAATAAATGTTACTGAAGGTTTGTTAACTATGATTGGCGATGGATACATGCAGAGAATATGGAAACCATCTATTCTTTTAAGACCTGCTTGGGTCTTAAGAGTTGTAGGTGAAGAACAATTACGTATGTGGGCAGCAGATTTAGATAATATGTTTGCACATCCATTAGGAGCATTTGCATGGGTACTGGGTAGAAAGCCATCACAAAGACAAGGTTTACTAAAAGGACAAAGACAAAAACTTAGAGATGATTATTTAGCAGATACATTAAATCTTGGTAGAGGTGGTACAGATATATTTGATGCATCTTTAGAACAAGCTATGGAACATCAAAGAGCATTGACACAATCACATAGAGGTATGACTATAGGTTTTGACCCTAAAAGAGCTAGAGGGTTTACACAGGTTACAAAAGATAATAAAAGATTTTATGGTGCTGGAACAAAAGAATTATTACAACTTGCAGATGACCCATTAGCTACACGAATAGCTCAAATAGAATTTAATCCTGTTGGAGGTAGAGAACAATTTAATAGAAGCATTGATGAAATCAAACAAGAATTTTGGGATGGACCAGCAGGAAGTTTATCTGATTGGAGAAAGTCTTTTGTATCTAATTCTGATGAAACAGGTAGATATACTAAATCTTTACTATCAAGTAGCAAAGTACATTCAGATTCATACATAGATTCTATTGTTGCAAGAATACATGATAAAACAGGTGGTAGATACAGAGCTGCTGAATATACACCAGATGGTAAATTTGTTGGTAATGTATGGGACGAAAATTCTATAAAACCTACTGTTAAAAGTGAAAACAATGTAATTAGATATACGATTATAGAAGCTGGTGATGAAGAACTTATAGGACATATTGCAAAAGCAGATAATCAATTTGTAACTATTACCGATAAAGGTGAACAAGTAAAACTTAAATTTAACAGAGAGATGTCAGAATCACAGCATAAAAAATACACTGATTGGTTAAGAAGTCAAAAGAGTGGTGTATGGAGTGACACACATCACTTCAAAGCATCAAGAACTGACATGACAGGTGATGTAGCTAGTAAGTATGATAAAGCATTAGAAACAATGTTCTCTGGTCTTATGGGTTCTACTACAAATGATTTATCTCGTTCTCCAGCTTTTAGACAATTTTATTGGAGATTTATAGAAAACATGTATGCAAACCTAGATGATGCTGCAAGAGCTGTGGTTCTTAAGCAAGCTAAAACTGTTATGGGTAGGTCACTTCCAGGAAGTAGAGCAAGAAAATATATTAAGAGTTTAGAAAATATGGGACAAGCTAATGCTTCAAAACTATTGGGTGTAGATGATTTAAGACAAGTTGATGAGTTAGCAAAAGCATACTCTTTAACAGAAACAAAAGATTTACTTTACGATTTAAATAGAAGACACGTAATTACAGACATGCTTAGATTAGCAATGCCTTTCGCAGAAGTTTATCTTGAAATAGCAGGTACATGGTCCAGATTATTAAGAGGACAGAAAATGTTATTTGGTAGAAAAGTACAAAGAACTGTAGAAGCTATGCGTAAACCAAGTCTTTTTGGTGAGTATGAAGAAGAAGGATTTTTTACAACTGACCCACAATCAGGTGAAGAAATGTACAACATGAATTTGTTTGATAACATATTTGATTTAGACAGAAGTTTACAGAATCCTGATTCAGATGGATTAGGTGTTAATCCTATTACAGGAAAAGAAACTACAGAGATACCTAATGTAAATACAAAACTTAGGGGATATGCAAGCGGATTAAATATGGTTGCTGGAGATATTATACCTGGTCTTGGACCACTAGCACAGATACCTGCATCAGCTATGTTACCTTCAACTCCTGATATTGATAAAGTTTTCTTTCCTTATGGTAGACCAGTAGATGGTCCATCAGAGATGATAAACCCAATGTTTTATGCAAAGCAAGCTATACCTAGTTGGTTTAGAAAAGTTATAGTAGCAGGAGACTCTAACGATGCAGAGTTTTCTAGAGCTTATGCAAATCAAGTAAAAGAAATACAAAGAGCTATGTTTATGACACAAACATATGATGATTCAACACCAGAACAAGAAGTTGCATCATTAGAAAAGGCTAAAAGACTAGCTACATCAAGTTTGTTACATAGAGCATTTATACAATTCTTAGCTCCTACAGGTGCTGTTTTACAATATGATTATGAAATAGGACCAGGAGGCAGAGCTTACTTAGACCCTAGAGAAACTGAAGAAGACCCTGAAGGTAAATACTTTGCACAAACTTTATTGTCTGATGCTTACTATCAAATGTTAGCTAAAGCTGGTGGAGATAGAGTTATAGCTATTGCACAGTTTATAAAAGTATTTGGTTTTGAACCTACAGCTTTACTTACTTCTAAATCTAAATCAATTAGAAAAGTTTCTTTTACAGATGAAGGTGGCTACTTTAAACAATTAAACGAAGATGTATTTAAGAAATATCCTGATGTTGCATACTACATGTACCCTGATAGTCCCTTAGATGAATTTAATTGGCAGGCTTGGAACAAAGCATTTTCTGATGGAGATAGAGTTGATTTATCACCAGAAGAATATAAACAAGCTGTAAGACAAGCACAAGGCAGTTTAGCCTACGAACATGCTAGAAGAGTAATTATGGATGGTCCAATGTATGCTAACTTGCCATATCAAAAAAGAGTAGAACAATTATATCTTGTAAGATTACAATTACAGAATCAATTCCCTGGTTATGGAGATACATCTACAGCACCACGTTCTTTAACTACACAAGCTAAAATAGACCAATTAACTGACATGGTACAAAGAGATGGAGATACTCAAATAACAATGCCTGATGGAGAAACAAAAGCACTTAAAGATTTACCTGCAGTAAAAGGAATTATTAAATACCTTACAGCAAGACAAAGAGTTATGAATGTAATAAAATCAGAGTATGGATTAAATGCTACATTAAGTAGAGCGGAAGCCTCTCAGTATAGAGCTTATCTTAGGGGTGTTGCAAACAAGATTATGCTAGAAAATCCTGACTTTTACTTTATGTATTTCGATGTATTTAGAGTAGAAGTAGAAGAAGAAGTTACTTACTATGGAGGAGATATTTAATGTCTGAGCAATATACAGAAGAAGAACAAGCGGTTATAGATTCTATTCTGGGCAAAGATACACCTAAACAAGATGTTAGTTGGGGTGGATATGAATTTAGATTGCCAAATAAAAATAGACCTACAACATTTAATACTGAATTATTTAATGACTTTTTAAGTATTTTCTTTTTAGGAGAGGACCAATTTGTAAGACAGTTTGGTCGTGATGTTATAGATTTTTTTGGTCGTAGAGAAAGTGGACAGTTAGAACAAGAAGATTTACAAGTTCCAGAATTAAGTTTAGCCCAGTATCATTTATGGGCAGAAGCACAATTTGGTGTACCTTTTGATGAGTTACCACCAAATGTAAAAGATAATATTAATTTTGTTTATCAATCATTATCTTATGACACACCTGCAGTAAAAGAAGCAGCAACAATAATATCAGAAGGCACAGATGTATTAATTGATTTACATCAAAAAGGAATACTACCAGAAGGATTAGACCATTTAAGTGATGACATTGTAGGTACAGCTATATCTTCAGGATATACAGCCCAAGCAGATTTAGCTTATAAAGCATATATAAATAAACAATCATACGATGTTAACTACATTACAGAAGCTGCAATGGCTATAGATTTAGATTCAGCAGAAGAGTTAATGGATAAATTAGATAAGAATGAAATAACAGCAGAGGCGTACTTAGCAGGTTTAGATTCAATTATAGATAAAGAGTATGGTGAAGATTATGTACAGAAATTTATAGATGAAGGATTTGCTATTACAGATGGTGCTTTGTTTGGACCAGGTATAGAAATGACACCTGAAGAAGCAGAACAAGCTAGAGCCAGAACTTATTTTGGTGAACAAGATTACTATGGTATTGGAGAATTAGATTTAGATGTATATAGTGAAGCAACATCACAAGGCACTATGCCTTTATATCAATCAGGTTTAGCAACATCTTTGTTTGCAAATGCATCAGCAGAAGACATTATGGATACACAACTTTTATTAGTTGAATCAGGATTCTTACAACCTTTTACATTTGTTTATGGTGTACTAGATAATAATCCTGGCGGAACAATAGATGCTATAGAATCTGCTATGTCAAGATTTAATTTAAATGGCGATGGTATGACTATGGAAGACTTATACAGTATTTTACTTGCACCAGGTAGCACAGCAGCAAATATGAATGTGTTTCTTAAAGAGTTTTTTAAAGACTCATTAGCAGATTACGGTTATGGTACTGGTGCTTTTGAACCTAATTATGGTGGAGAAAATGCATATCAAAACATTTTTAATTACACAAAACCTAATTTTACAAATGCAAGTAGTTACATATCATCAGCTATACAAGATGGTTTAGGTAGACCAGCATCAGATGGAGAGTTGCAAGAGTTCTTTGACTTTTGGTCTAAACAAGATTATTCATTACAAAAACAAAATTTTGATATTAGGCAAAAAAATATGCAAACAGAACTAGCAGATGCTAGAAGAAGGAGAAACCTTGCAGGTCAAGGAAGAGTCGGAGACTTTGAACCTACAGCATTAGAATCAGAAATAGATATACCAGCAGCTATGGCAACAAGTTTTGATAACTTCATGAGAGATACTTATGGAGACTTAATAGCAGGGAGTCAAGCAGATGCAGCATATAGGAAGTCTTTTGCTAACATTATGGCTAGTTTGGCAGCCATCGGTAATCAATCAGGAAACTAGTATGGAATTAACAGAAGAATTAATTGCGGAAATAGAAAAGCTAGAAGGATTTGAAACTAAAGCATATGAAGATGTAAACGGAACTTTAACTATTGGTTTTGGTCATACTAATGCTACAAACACATTTGACTTTCAAGAAGGTGATGTAATAGATAGAGAAAAAGCTATAGAGATATTGCAATTAGATTTGAACCATGCAGAAGAAACTGTTAAAAGACTTATAAACAATAGTCCAAATATATCGATTGAGGATTTTTCAGATGCAGAACTTATGTATGCAACATTAGTTTATTTTAATAGACCTTGGACTTTACGTAATCTTGAAGGAGACATAGGAACTTATGAAGGTCTAGAACTTATTTCTAAAGGTAATGCAATAGATATTAGAGAAGACCAAGAAAAAAAATTTGCTAGAAAATATAATGGTAAAGTTCCTGATTGGGCAATGAATAGGTTAGACAAAGAGGGTACATTTACTAATTTTGGTTTTGAAGATGATGATGATACAGATGATGGTGGTACTGTTCCAACAGAAGTAAAAAGAATATTTAAAAAAGTAGGTAGCTATATGATACCTGATGATGCTACAAATGAATTATGGTCTAGAGCATTACAAGAACTTTATGGTGTATCTGATGCAAGACCATATTGGACAGCAGAAAGAGTACAAGAGGAAGCTAATAGAGAACCTACTATTACTATGACATCAGATTTTTTTGACCCTATGAACGATGTACCTCAGTATTTTAGAAAACTAGGTGAAGTAATAAAAGGTAAAGTAAAAGAAGTTGTAGGAACTCCTATAAAAACACAGTTAGATTTTATGGAAAAAGTATATAATAAAGAAGAACAAAAATGATAACAATATATAAAGATGGTGAAGAAAGACAAATAGACAATTCAGACCTACAACTTTATTTAGGAGATGGTTGGTCTACAAGTAAACCTGCACCAAGCAGAGGATTAGCAAACTGGGTTCATAGTGATAAGTTAGTTGCAGACTATGTATATACACAAGATGGTGTAGTTTATTTTGCTTATGATATATCAACTTTAGTTGGTTATCCTGCTTACATTTCTTATATTGCTAATGGTCTTACTGCTAATAGATACAATACTAATTGGGGTGTATCAGCAGATGGTGAGGACAGAGTAGGTCCAGCATTATCTAATACACCTCCTCCAGGAACAATAATACAAGACGCAAGTCTTACAATGCAAGGTTTTAATATAGGCGGTAAGTTTGCACCTCAAGCAAATAATAATTTCTCTGATTTTGTGTTTGAAGGATTCGAAGAACTTAAAACTTCATATCCATTTTTGTTTGATGAGATAAATGGTGAAGCTGTTGGTTTAACTTTATTGTTTCAATCATTAGCTTTAGGTACTTCTTTAACATCAGAACAACTTAGTAGAGCAGGTTTAACAACAGGTTATACACAAGGACAGTTAGATTTTTTAAACGCAACAGTATTAACTGGTGGTGATGACCCTCTATCATTTAATTTAAATGGTGAGACAGTAACTAATCAAAAATATGCAAAGTTACTTGGTACAAAAGAAGATGAATTGGTAGCAGCAATGAGTGACATTGGTATAAATGCAGATGCATTTAAAAAAGAAAATCCAGAACTATATAAAAATTTACTTGAACAAACAGTAAGAGGTAAGGTAGTTAATACTTTATTAGATGAGTACTTAGGGTTTGTATTAGGTATTGAAGGATATGATTATGGTAAAGATAGTAGTTATTATCAAATATTTTCTGGTCCAAGAAGTGAATTAAATAATCCTACTTGGTCACAATCAAATGCTTCTTATACACAAGGAATTACTGCACAGAATCAAGCTATAAGATATATAGGTTTGGCACGTTGGAATGGATTATCAAGAGAAGAACAAAACAATCTAGTTGAACTATATGCAAATGACCAAGGTACTTTTGATAGTACAATGCAACAAATGTTTGACAATGACCCAGTATGGGGAGAAAAGTTTGGTGGTAAAAATTTAAATTACTCAATGGTAGTAGGTCCATATAAAAACTTTTGGCAAGGAACATTTGGAGAAGTAGCAGATGAACTTGATGAAACATTCCTTGAGGGTGTAGGTTTATCGCAAATAGATGCTAGAAAAAAATATAGAACAAGTGCTTATAATCAAAAAAATGAATATTTTATGAATCAAATGGCAGAAAAAATAGCAGCATCATTAGGTGGTAATATGTTAAGAGATACTAGGATAGGATAATGCCAATACTTTCATTTTACAGAAGAGACCAACTTACACCAATAACTGTTGATACTGATACAGACGCTGGAGAAAGAATGGCAGCAGATTTAGAAGGTGCAGGATACTATCAAGATGAAGAAAGAGCTATTAGAGAATCACAATCATTAGTTGGTGGTTTAAACTACACAGCACCTGCAGGAGAAACACCTACTGTAGAAGAAGAAGAGCCTGTTAATTTAAGTCCTAATCAAGTTTATTTACGTTTACCATGGCTTAAAGCATTTGCTGGTAGCAATGCAGATAAGTTAGTTGATGCATACATAAAAGGATATATAGAAGGAGATGCATCAGAAACAGCAGCAACTGCAGCAATGAGAGAAATACCAGAATACAATACAGTATTTCCTGGTATTGTCAATGCAGAAACAGGAGCTATAAGAATGTCAGAAGGTTCTTATGTTGCTGGTTTTGAACAAATAAAAGCATCTCTTGTTGGTCAAGGTTTAGGTGGTTATGCAAAACAAAAAGGAAAAGAAATATATGCAACTATGGTTGGCAATCAAGTTTCACCTAATGAATATATAAATAGAGTTACAACTGTTAGAAGTAGAATATTTGACAGAATGGATGAAGGTATGAAACAAAATATTGTATCAGCATATAATGATTATTATTCAAAGGAATTAGGAGAACAGGTACAATTAGAAGAATCATCAATATTAGCTTTAGCTATAGACCCTAATCTTAATACTGAGATATTACAAAAAAGATTAAATGCATCGGAGTTAGGTGCTGTATATACAACTGAAGTAGGAGAAGATGTATCTCTTCAAAGAATACAAGAGTTTACACAAGCAGGTATTACATTAGGTAGAGCTAGAACACAGTTTGCACAAGCTGCTACTACAGCAAGATTATTAGGAAGTATGGCTAGAAGACAAAATAGAAATACTACAGTAGGTACAGCTTCTAACGTATTAGATGCAACATTATTTAAAGATGATGATTTAATGCAAGAAATAGCAGCAATAGAAGCTCAAAGTATATCTGGTAGTTCTATAGCTACTGGTGCATACAAAACACAATCAGGTAGAGTAACAGGTCTTACAGAAAATTAAATCTAAACCTTTACTTTAGATTCTAAATATTGTATACTATATATAGTGCCTGACGAGTTCGGCACACAAAATATAGGGTCGTAAACAGTTGGTTATCCAAGGTGTCCAACTAGTACCAAAATCCCTTGCGAAATCCCTTTTAATTACCTAGCGATTATTGTCATGGGATTTTTTATGCTAGAGAAAATGGAGAAAATAATGGAAGAAATAAACCAAGAAGAAACAAAAGAAGAAACTACAGTAGAAGAAGTTATAGACGAATCTACAGATGGTATTAAACAACTTAGAGATGAGTACAAAAAGCTAAAGGCTGAAAACAAAGCGTTTAAAGCCAATGCCATGAATAATGCATTGAGTTCTTTAGGACTACAAGCAGATAAAGGAATAGGAAAAGCTGTTACAAAACTCTATACAGGTGATGTCACAGTAGAAGCAATACAGGATTTTGTTGCAAAAGAGTTTGGAGAAGTTAGTAGTTCCACACAACCTGCAGCACCTGTTGATATGACTCAGAATGTAGTGGAAGCTCAATCACGTGTTGAGACTTTAAATCAAATTGGTGTAAATGCAGAACCTGTTGATGTACAAGCAGAGTTTGCACAATTCGTTAGAGATTCCAACGCTAAACCAAGAGATACTATCAACGCTAAATTGCGTATGTTAGACACTCTTAAAGAAGATAAGTAATAATTTATAGGAGAAGATAAAAATGGCAGACATATCGTTAACAAATAATACGATTTATGCACAAAACATTAATAACTTCACTGGTGAATTGTTTAAAGTCGGTGGTCAAAGGACACCTCTATTATCTGCAGTTGGTGGTTTAAATGGTGGTAAGACATTAAACTCTACATTTTGGCAAGTCCAAGTAGAAGATAATGCTACCGTTTCAACAGAACCAACTAAAGGACAAGAAGGTTCTTCACCTACAGAATACCTTGGAAGAGACAGAGCTGCTTACACATATGTAACTCAAATTTTCCACAAAGGTGTACAAATGACATATACCGCTTTAGCATCTACACAAAACCAAAATCCTTTTGATTTATCAGACAATATTGCTAACGCCTCCGATGGAGACGGTACAACAACTGCTGGTGATAAATTGGCTCTTTTTGGTGGTAGCCCAGTGGCAGATGAATTTGCTTTCCAGATGGAAAAAGCAATGGAAAAAGTAGCAAGAGAAGTTGAGTGGTTTGCATTTAATGGTTCTTTCTCAGATGGTGCTAACACAACACCTGGGTCAGGAACTAGAGAAATGTACGGTCTTGACGTGTGGATAACACTAAACAAGAACGCTTCAAACTCAGCAGCAGTTAACCCATTAGGTGGTAACTGTTACTACAACGACACAGCAGGTGACGGCAGTGGTTCAACACAAGTCATCTCTTTCGCAACTATATCAGGTGCGTTAAAGAGAATGTATGACAACCATGCACCAATGTCTAACCCTGTGCTTGCTGTTAGTCCAAAGCAACTTCTAGACCTAAACAATGAACTTGTTAAAGGTACAGTTGATATAGCAGGAACAATTATTCCTAGAGATAGGAATGTTGCTGGTTTGGATATTGATACAGTTGTAACCCCATTCGGTTCAATCGGAATGATGGTTATCGACCCTGATATCCTACCTGATAACACTGCTTTCATCTTAGACTTAGCTTACATACAACCAGTATTTACCAATATCCCTGGATATGGAACTGTGTTCGTACGTGACATTGACCAAGATGCAAACGCTAGAATTGGAAAAGCAATTTATATGGAGATGGGATTCGAGTTCGGACCTCCTTCATATCACTGCAAAATTCAAGCAGTATCGTAATTTAATATTGAAGATTAGGGTGGAACTCCACCTCCACCCTTTTCTTCTGCTATAGTAAGGAAGATATGATTAAATCAAAAGAATGTTTAATAGATATTTCAGCAGATAACAGCAACTCACTCGGAGTGCAAACTGAAGGAATGTTACTTTGTGGTATACAATTTCCTGCAGCAATGACAGGTTCTAATATTTCATTTGACTTTGCTTTAGATAACTCAACATGGGTTGATGTAAAAGAAACAGATGGAACTGATGTTACCTATACTGTTTCAGCAGGAGACATTTTAAGAGTTGACCCTTCAGGTTGGGCTTTTGCAAGCAATGGCTATATAAGAATTACATCTGATGGAAACGAAGCTGCAGATAGAAAATTAATATTACACTTTAGACACAGTTAGGAGGACCAATGAGTACAGACATTGGAGGTCTTGTCGACAGAGTGTATAGAGAATATTTAGAACCTATGGATGACTTAGTTAGTTATACTACGTTATCTACAGGAATAAATGACTCAGTAACAAGCGTTGTCTTTGAAGGAGATATGTTATCTATTGAAGAAGAAGATGCATTAGACAAAGGTACAGTAATAGAAATAAATCAAGAACTTATGATATGTACTGATTTAAACTCTGTTACAAATACAATAACTGTTAAAAGAGGAGCTAGAGGGACAACAGCATCAGCTCATACAGCAGGTGATATTATAAAAATAGCTCCACCATTTCCTAGAAAAAATGTTTTTGATGCTGTAAAAGACCAGATAAATAATTTATTTCCTACATTGTTTGCAGTTGAAACTCAATCTGTGACTACAGGAGATGGATATACATTACTTGGTGCATACAATGATGTAGGTACACATAACTATATTGTTTCTATTATTGGTGCTATATCACAATATACAGATTTTAGTAGTAACTCTGATACTACTGGTGTAAAGTTTTCTAATGTAGCATGTAGTTTAGTAGAGTTACCAAATCCTTTTACATACAATGATAGTGATGGAGTATCAAGAACATTTACTTATTCTTCAGGACCATCAGTTGTACATGCAATACAATTTTCTGGTATAAATACAGGTCATACAGCTTTTGTTACATTTAAGAAAAAATTTATAGAACCTACAGCAGAAACAGATACTCTAACAAGTATTGGATTAGAACAAGAGTATGAGCCTATTATTATGGCAGGTGTTGCAGCACAAATGTTAGCTGGAAGAGATATACCTGCTGCTACAACAGATTACATATCTGACCAACTTGCTGTATCTAACTACCCTGTAGGTAGTTCTAACAGTATAAGAAACTCTTTGCTACAATATCAACAGTTATTAGTGAATCAAGCTAGAAAGTTCTTAAGAGCAAAATATCCTGAATCAGTTTCTGTTGATGGATTGGTATTTGGAATACAGTCCTAATGCCTAGGATAGCTACAACAATAAATATTAGTAATCCAAAAAGATATGGATACGATTTAAAACTTGATGATATTTTATTAAGAAGTGCAGTTGGTCCTAATAGAGATATGACTATACAATCTACAGATGTTACAGAGTCTGGAATAAATGTAAGGCAAAACGCAGAAGACTTTACAACAGGTGTTGGTCGTATCTTTTCTAGAAATAATTTTTCTGGTGGTTCAAATTTAGATACTGCACACAGAACAAATGGTACAGATTCAGACACAACAAGATTTTGGGACAGTCAATGTGTAGATGTTTTTAATAGTGATTTAGGAAGTTCATACTCAGTAAGTTTATTGCATACTACAGCTAATAATCGTGCATTAACATCTACTGATGATGATAACTACATGGCAACAGTTGGTACTAAAATATATGTATCTGATGATACAACACTTTATGTATCAGAAGATGGTGGACTTAACTGGTCTACAGTATCATTAAACCTTACATCAGGATATCAAATAAAAGGTTTAGCTTCTTATGGTACAGATTTATATATAACTGCAAACAATGGTGGTGCTGGAGAGATTGAGTTATTACCTTCAGGAAGTTCATCAACACAAAAAATGTCTGCTGCTGTGTATGACAAAATATGGTCAGTTAAAAATCAATTTTTAGTTTCTATTGGTAATGCAATACATGCTTACGATGGTAATACTACTGTTGGTTCTGCGATTATAACATTAGGTACAGGAGAAACATTTACTGATGTTTGTGATGCAGGTGCAGTTATATTAGCTACTGCAACTGATGGATATATATATTCAATCAAAGATATATCTGGAGTGTTAACTGCAAAAGGAGAAACAGAAATAGCTGGTGAATCACCAACATGTGTTGTTGAATCTCAGGGAATAATTTTTTATGGAACTAAAACTGCTTCTACAGGAAGTAAAACTATTGGAAGATTATATCGTGCTGATTTAACAGTATCTGATGACTTGTATGTTTTAACAGGAAATCAATTAATTAAAGAGTGGGATGAAGATGGTATTGATAACGCACCTTATGCTCTGTATACAACAAGAGATTCTGTATATACAGGCATAAAAGAATCAGGTAGTACGGCTTATTTATGGAGATATTATTTACCTACTGCTGGTATAGCTAGATATTACAAAGCTAATGCTGGTGGTAATGTTTATAGTATTTGTCAGGTCAATGAAAAATTTACATTTACTGTTTCTGCAAGCGGTGTATATACACAAACATCTGCATTTGAAAGCACAGGATATTTAGTTTTGCCTGCTGCAGATTTTTACACAGCAGAAGAAAAACAGTGGGTAGGTGCAGAAATATCTACAGAGTTACTACCAGCAGATACAACAGTTAGTTTAGCTTTTTCTACTAAATTTGAATCTTTAAATGATGTAAGTGATAGTTCTTATAAGACTGCTATTACTCAAGCAAGTGGTACAGGAGACCAAGAAAACCAGATAGAAGAAGTAGCAAGATATATAGTTGGTAAACTAACTTTATCTACAACTAATACATCAAATACACCTAAAGTAAAATCAGTACAATTTAGAGCATTACCAAGACCAGAAACTGTAGTAGCACAAATACCTATAAATATATCAGATAGAGTCCATAGACCTGGAAGGAAACCTGTAAAAGTAAAAGGACTAGGAGATGCTTTATATAACACTTTAAGAGATAAAGAAGGTGATGCTGTTACATTAGAAATATTTGACCCTAATGAAATTATAAGAGGTGTTGTAGAAAGAATAAGTTATCCTGTACAATCTAATACAGAAGTAGGAAGTGTAGTACAATATGCTATAATTACTGTGCGTGGTACTAGACAGAATGTTGTTACTGATGTAACTTCTGCACAAGTGTTTGGTATAAACGCATTAGGATTTATGAAATTTGGAGCATAGATGACAGCACAAGAAGTAAAATTTGCGAACTTTTTTGAGACAACATTAAATGGTGTATTAGCATCAGGTAGTACATCAGCAAATTTAACTTCAGCTCCAACTTCAAATGGAACATCTAACATTGCTGCACCATATTATTTAGTAATAGACCCTGATAGTGCATCTAACAGAGAAGTTGTATTAGTTACTGGTGCATCAGGAACAACATTATCTGCAATTACTAGAGATGTAGAAACTAGATATACTTCAGACCCTACACATGCAGATGGAACTGTAGTACGTATGGCAGTTGTAAAAGAAATGTTTGAAGATATTCACGACAGAATTGATGCTGGTCCTACATCAATAGCTGCAACAATTATTGCTGATGGAAGTATAAGTAATACAGAGTTCCAATATCTCAATAATGCAAGTTCTAATATTCAAGCACAGATAGATGGTATTACTGCAGGTACTGCATCACAAACTATTGTTATTACAGTAAAAGTAGCAGATGATGGCTCAGGTAGTCAGAATGTATTTTACTTTTTATCAGGCACTGATTCAGGTGCAGGTACAAGGTCATCTAATTTTATATTTCAATTAGGTTTTAAATACAAATTTGATTTATCAGATAGTTCTTTATCAGGACATAACTTTAAATTTTCTACAACAAGAGATGGTACTCATGGCGGAGGTTCAGAGTTTACAACTAATGTAACATCTAGTGGTAGTCCTGGAAGTGCTAATGCTTATCAGCAAATAGAAATTACACCTGAAACTTTAGGAATTGCAGGAGCAACATCTAAATTATATTACTACTGCTCTACAGGTGGACACACAGGAATGGGTGGACAAGGTGAGGTAACACTGTACCCAGGTGCAGGTACAACACTAGGAATGGTCTTAGCGTTAGGAGGATAATATGAGTATGCTCATGATGCTTAAAGAAGGTGGCGATTTAGTCTTAGAGGCTAAAGGTAATACAAAGTTAGATGAAGATTTAGATTTAACTTTAAATGAAGCAGGAGGAGCAGGGATATCCCTTGCTCTAAGATTAACTTATGAAAGTCTTTCTGTTACAAGCGTGACTGCTACACAAAGTCGTGCTATAGTACTAGGAGATAGTTAATTAATTAATTATATTGGAGAATAAAAAATGGCAGAAGCATTTCAAACAGTAAACGTAGCACTAGGTTCTAGTGCAGATGCAGTAGTTTATACCTGTCCAGCAAGCAAAATAGCAGTGGTTATTCATTGTCAAGTTGCTAACGTAGACGGTACAAATGCTGCAGATTTAAACGTTGACATGAATGATGGTTCAGTTGTCTCAGCTCTAGTATCAGCATTATCAGTACCAGCAAAAACTGCAATAAATCCTATTGGAGGAAAGCTAGTACTAGAAGCTGCTGATGAACTTAGGTCTTGGGCAGGTGCAGCATCAGATTTAGAAATGACACTCAGCGTTCTTGAAATAGACGTATAGTAAGGAGTTTTTAAATGGTAGAGCGTAAAAAATATGGATTTATAGGAAATGTGGCAGACGACACTGCTGCCCTTCAAGGTGTATTCTCATTAGAAGATATCACTAACCTTACAGAAGATAGCAACTGGGGTGGAAAAGCATCAGTTGAATTTCTTTGTATAGGTGGTGGTGGAGGAGGTGGAGGTTCTACTGCTAGTGGTGGTGGAGCTGGAGGATATAGAACAGGAACAGTAGGTTTTATAACTGGTATAGAATATACAGTTACAGTTGGTGCTGGTGGTAATGCTGGTACAGGTGCAGGTCACGGTACAACTGGTGGTAATGGTGGTTTTTCAAGAGTAGCAGAAACAACTTCAGGAAATATTTTATTTAACTCCACAGGTGGTGGCGGTTCTGCTGCTACAGGTGGTTCAGGCGGTGGCTCAAGCAGAGCAGGAAACTCAGGTGGTTACTCTCCTGCTGAAGGAAATAGCGGAGGTAACTCTGGTGGTGGCGGAGCAGGTGGTACTGGTGGTAATGCTTCAGGTCAAAACAGAGGAGCAGGTGGCTCAGGTGCTTCATCATCAATTACTGGTTCTGCTGTAACTCGTGCTGGAGGCGGTGGTGGCGGTGCTTACTATCGTATTTATGCAGGAGGAGAACAACACGGCGGTAGCGGTGGCTCTGGTGGAGGAGGCAACGGCGGTAAAGGTGGAGGCGGCGGCGGCGGTCAAGGTCAAAAAGGTAGCGGCGGCGGTGGCGGTGGTCACGGAAACCATGGACAAACTTTTAACGGTGGCGGAGGTGGTTCAGGAGTAGTTATTCTTAGCAGCACATCTGTAGCCACAGCAACATCAGGTTCAGTAGCAGCATCAACAAGTGGTGGTAACCAGATATATACATTTACTGGTTCAGGAACAATTACATACTAATGGCACACTTTGCAAAAATAGGTGATGACAATA